ACGACAGCCGCTGCAACCTGCATACCACCACCTGCCTGCGGTGCACCTCCCATGGAGGCAGGAGCACCACCGGGTGCCGAGGAGCCTTGTGGCGCCCCTGGTGCACCGCCTTGCTGAGACTGTGCCATCATCGCTACTTCTTGCTCGATAGCGTCCCAATCCTCTTTACTGATCATGAAGTCATCGAATGCCTTACTCATCATGGTCAGTGTTGCCTTGAGTGCACTTGCAGGTGCTGCACGGACATACTGAGACAACACTTGTCCAATCTGTATCGCTTCCTGCTTCTTCTGCTGCGTAGTGAGCTTCTGTGTGCTCCCTCCCACAACGGTAACTGACATCTGCTGGAAGTCTCTGAGGTTATCGAGAGGCCGCCAGAATGGGCTAACATCCATACCAGTGAGTTGTGATGCGGTCTGCACGTCCATGAAGCGCAAGCAGAGTTGTGCCAGCTTCCAACCCACGTCTCCGAGTGCGTCCTCAATAGCATCGAGGCGCATATCCATCCGCATATTGCCCATGGTGGAGTAGTAATCGATTGCCTTATTCGTTGTGTTAGTCTTAAACTCTCCACCACGCTCAACCTCATTGGTCGCAGCGATGCGATCGATGGCCTTATACAACTCAGTCTTATCGAACAGCGATGTGAAGTTCATGCTCGGTGGCGTGAGTGAGAAGATCATGTTCTTCGGATCAACACCCTCTGGCACATCCAGCCCAGTTGCAGTAGCATCAGGACCCTTGAGGATCGCATCTACTGCTTCCTGTGTGATGCCTGCGTTCTTGTTATAGAAGATGTTACGTCTGGCCCAAAGCAGTGCTCTACGCTTCTCATCGTTGATCTCGTTAATCTGGTCCTGCTGGTCGAGATAATAGCTGACCTCTCCCTTGGCGTAGACCGCGGCGGGATTATCGTGGAACCACAACGGAGTGAGAGGATAGAACCCCTGTAGTTGGTATGGATCGTCCCATACCCAAATCGGCCACTTCCAATCGTTATCTGCATACATCTCCAATCGGCGTGTGACCTTATCCCATACATACCACACCTTGGTATAACAGGACTTGTCGAACGCATCCTTACTCGTAAAGCCATATGCACTGTAGTCATTAGCTGGTGACTTATTGAACAGTGTGAAGTCCTCTTCACCCTGATCCCCACCACCACTACCATTGAGGATGTGTGTAGGCTCGAATACACTTATGTATTCTTCCTTGTCCTCATCCTCTACTGCAAAGATCGCATTGATATACGCAGTAGGCAGCATGTCCTCAATCATAGTCCAGTTGCAATCCGACAGATACGGATCGAGACCATTCGGGTCCCGAAGCACTTGGTGCGGCATGCGTATACGAACGTATGGACCACTCGGCTGGAGAAATTCAATCTTCTCCTCAAGCGCAGTGAGCTTCCCCTCGATCTCGCGGATATCCTCTGCATCTTCGGCACTGGCTAGTTCCTGAGACAGTTGCAGCAGGTCATTCATTGCCTGCTCACTACTCTTGTCCTTCTTAGTATAGCCAACCTCGAACCATGCCATGTTCGTCAACAAGCAGATGAGCACATTCTTCTTCGCCTTGGGCTTCATGTTCACCCCAGGCGGGAACTTCATCGCGAACAGCACATCGACTAGCTTCTGCAATGCACGTGCAAATGCATCCGTAGTCTCTTTCGCACTGGGATCAGTCTCAGGTGTTGCACTCACTGACACGATTGGGTTCTTAGCGTATAGCTCAGGAACCTGTGCAGTGACGTTTGCAAACACGACGTTCTCAGTCGATGAGAACATTTCATTGAGTCTACGCGCTACATTCCTGTTGCCTGCTGTCTTAGGTGATCCGCTATACGCTCCTGTGTTCCCATCACGATGATCTGCCTGATCATGGTTGTAATACCGTATAGCCTCATCCCATGCATCGATCAGATCACTCATAGCCTTGAGGCTACTATCCTTGCGTGACCGCCACACGCTACCACGCTTATTGCTTACTGGTATACGACTGTCAGGCATTGCACGATAGACCGGAGGTGGTTCAGCCTCCGCAGGCAAGCCAACATCACTCTGTTGCAGTGAGTTCTCTAGTGGATCAGGTTGCGCATCTAGATTGAGACTCGGGTCTTCATATGTGCCGCTCACCTACGTGCCCCCACTTGTTCAGTAGTCTTCACTTTGGCAATACGCGCCAACTTCATTCGTGCACTACGACGCCTAGCAGTTGCACGTGCACAGAGGACGCACTTGCGTGAGCCATCACTATTCCACACCCACAAGCCATCGACTCGCGGATGACCATTGCGGCACTTGTCTCTCACTTGTGTCTTGCCTTCTTGTCTTTGCGCTGCTGACGCTCAATCTCATGCCATGCCATCCATGCAGGTGGTGCGTCTGGCTTACCAACAAATCGTGCCAACTTGGGTCTAGGCGTCATGGCATACTTCCACATGTCCATGGCATGATCGTTGCGATCCACTGGCTTGTCTGTGGTCTCATCGCTACCATCACGCTTGAAGTAATACTCTGTGATCTCATCAACGAACCACGTGCACCGGTCTGACACATAGAAGTGCGGTGACATCCTCAATCCAGTGATGGGATGCTCATGCATCGCGAGCGGGCTGAGGTATTGCCAGTTCTTTGCAATTCCACTGGCAATGTCATTGTTGCCCCGCTGCATCTTGATGCCGTGATCCTCAAACAGTCCTGCTACTGTCTCCCCAACGGTGCGACTGTTACCTGTCTTCCTTCTGAACACGTCTGGGTCTGCGTAGATGGGGTTAAGCCTCTCAGTCTCAGTGCACACTTCAGCACGTATTCGGTGTATATTGCTCGCCGCGTCTGCGATGGTAAGCTCTGCAACTCTGAACCCATCGAGCAGAAACACGTTGGCGTCGTCATCAACGTAAAAGATGCCATAACAACTGTGTCTTGAGAGTCCGTGGTCGTATCCTTCCATGAACACAGGCTCATAGCCGGACAACCGCAGTTGCCGCAGGTATTCCCATGCATCTCTATGCGATACGAGATGCTGCGCTTCATCAAACTGGGGGTAAATAAGACCTGAGAGCGCACCCCATCGTCCAAAAATGAATCGTTCACGCATGCTTCCGGTGTAGGTGGAAAGCATTCCTCGGATGTAGTCCTCTCCGACATTCTCGACGTTCTCGTATGTTGATCCCTCATAGAGTTCAATGAGCGGCTTAGGCTTACCGGCAATAAGGATTGGTCGTCCATCGTTGTCCACCTCACACAACAGCTTGTCGCTTACAATGCCTCGCTCATGGTAGTCATGAAGTGGCTTAATGATCTCGCGATAACACCAATTACGAGTAGGGTTAAGAGTGCTGATAAACCAGCGAGGGCCAAACCTAGGCATCTCGCGGTCCTCACCGATATACTCTGTGTTGCCGCGTAATCGACCCATGAGGTCCATGAAGTCCTTGTGTGAGAACTCAGGGTCTTCAAGCTGGTCAACGATGATCCAGTCATACGTAGCGGACAACAAATTGGATTTCGAGTCCTCCGTCTGCTTGCCTTGTTGTGCAACATAACGGAAGTTCACGGTAGAACCATTTTTCAGTAGCAGAGTGTTCTCGTCTCTGCTTGGCATCCTCTTTATCCAATGCGTCGGACACCACAGCAAGAACTCTCTGCGTATGGTGTCGTTCAGCTTCGGATAAGTTGACCGCGCTATCAAGCCGTTGCAGCCTGGATAGTCTTTGCATAGCTTCAGTGCCTTCACACATGCTGCTGCGGTTTTGCCATTACCAAAGCCACCACCAAGGAACTGCACCTTGGCATGACTCTTGTGGAAGCGATCATGCATTCCACCTTCAACGATCTTGTATCGCTTGGTTGCCATCAGGTGGTAAGGGCTACAAGCTGCGCGTCAGTCAGCGCATAATCGTAGAACGCAAACCGTCGCCACACACCAGAACCGTAGCCACCAGTTAGTGCTTGCAGTGCGGTGTTGAGCACCAACAGTGCTGGCTGTGGCTTGGCAACGTCATACGAGTTGTTCGTTGACAGCATGCCGTCCATTGAGAGCGAGCGCCGACTACCTTGTGATGTGGTATACGCGAACTTGTGGTTGCGCAAGATTTGGGCCTGCGACAAGCCCAAGATGTTCGCTGCTGGATCGTAGTTACTTGGAGTGATGTTCTCACACTGGACGTTCACTGTAGTATTCGGGTCACTGATCGCCACTGCACTAAAGAATACCTGCTCGCGTTCGGTGCCATCGGCCGATCCACACGACATGAGCGTTTGTGTGTTCGGTATTGCGTAGATCGTTACCTCGAAGAAGTATGTGCGATCATGCTGCGACCACCACGGACCGGGCACCATGTTAAGGTTCTCGGCACCACGACTCTGTAGTGCAGCAGAGTTCTGAATGAATGTCGTCGGTGTGTAGCCAGCCGAATTATTACCAACCTGTTCGATCTGCGCACGGTTCACTGTTCCAGACACAGTCAGCGTCACTGTGCCTGCAACCGTGCACTGAATGAACAGTGGATTGCCTTGTGTTGCAACTCCACCATTGCCTGCAAAGTCTGGTGTTGTGGTGCCTGGTGTAACAGTCACCGAACCAGTGCCAACAATCCACAACTTGTAGCCTTGGTTCGCACCGAGTGACAATGATGGCTTGGTCGCAGGCACGCCACCAATTGGGAAGTAGTTATTGCGGCCAACCTCCATCATCAATCCATTGGACACGAACCGTGGTGCAGGTGGTCCAGCGAATGTGTTGTATGCTGAACCGGGTGCATCCGTGTATCGACTATCGGTGCACACAGCAGTCGATGCTGCACGAGCAAACGTCATGATGCGTGGTAGCTTCGTCGTGAGATCAAGATTGAACACCGGCGGTCCACCGTAGTAACCAGCACCAGTGCATTCCTTCAACTCAGCATCGGGCATTGCAACGGGCCAATACTTGAACCCACGCAGGAACCCATTCATCGGCACGTTGTTGCCTCCACCGAACAGCGTAACTGCCAACAGCGTTGGTGGACGGAAGTTCGGGTCCTGTGGTGGGTTCACATCTAGCGCATAGTCCTGCGCAATCTTGCACCGATGCAGGCTCACCGACACAGCAGTGCGACTAACTGCACCAAGCGCACGAGGCCCAAACATTGCACTCTGGCACTTGGCAGTCGATGTGCCATCATACACCACACCGGTGAACACATACGGTGTCCCAGAGAAGAAGATTGCCTGATCTGTGTTGGCATCACTCGAATACGAACCAACACCAGCAGTGAACAGCCTAGTCAGGCCAGCAGTCGTCACAGGATACTGTGCAGACCACTCAACCCAATACGTCCCTTCGTTAACATTCAACTGCCCACCAAGGTAATTCTTGTAGAGCCTGTCCTCCTGCCTAGTCTGTGCAGTTGCAGTCGATGCGATGTAGCTCGTTGGACCAGGACCAGCCTCAAACTGCACTCGCGTCAACGTTCCACTGCATGTGCATGAGACAAGACCTGACGTGTTTGCAGTGAACGAGACAGGAGTTCCTGCTACTACCGTGCCACTGGCTCCTAATCCTGCCAGTGCAACACTGCCTGTGCCATGACACCACACAGTGTAGGTGGTCGCATTCACCACAGCAATGCTCTGTGTAACTGGTGCATCACTGTTCAGGAACAGATTAGTCCGCTGTGGCTCCATCAACAGACCGAAGTCTAGGAACCGTGGAGCGTTAGCCGCATACGCCGTATACGCAGGTGCAGTTGCACTGTCAGTGTAGAGGCAATTCGATGCACCAGTGCCACGAGAGAATATCCAACCACTGGGTATTGCAGTCGTGAAGTCCTCATTGATCGTTGGAGGACCACTGTCTGCATACCATCCACTGGGGCATGGTTGCCGTCCCAACAGCCCAGGACGATACAGCATCAGTTGTCCAACTCTGTAATGTAGAGGAACCCACCAGTCGAGTCCTGTATCACTGCAAGCTGCTCACCCTGCTTAACCCAGAAATACTCAGGCAATCCAGCAGGCAGGAATATACTTGAAGTGCTACGGAGCGCAGCAACAGGTGAAACACCAAACGATATCCAACTCGCTACTGTGCCTACAACTCTAATGTGTCGTGTGTCATTGGCCTGCGATGTCGGCTGTGGTCCACCAGACGCATTACGAACAGGACGATCCTTGTTCGCTGAGAATGGTGCACATAGAACACTTGCAGCACCAACAGCCAATGCCTGACTACTGTATGGCCTAGACGCCTGGACTGTATTGCCAAAGCGATCTCTTCTTATGGTCATATGTCGCGCTCCATATCGATAGTAGGCACGTCAGCTACACCACGCTTCACATACTCAATGACTAGTCCGCCATCAACACGATGACGATGCTCGACAACATCAGCAGGACGATGGCCAGAACGATCCAGAATATCACGTGCAGCAGACATACGATCAGTGCGTGATCCTGCGTCCAGTGCCTCCACCATAACTGAAGCAGCGCGTGTTGCATTCTTGGAGAGCATGTCGCGAACCACATCAGTCTCGCTATCCAAGACTGTGCGAACCACCGTCTCATGCATCTGCCCATACGGATCAGACACCTTGATACGACCGATCTGGTCAATCGTCAGTCCTGTAGCGAGTGCAATCTCTTCATCATCGAGACCGAACAGTGAGTAGCTGAGGATTACTCCAACTGCATTCATCGTCTTAGGCATCTCAGGCAAATCGGCCAAACGACGCCGCGTGGCAGTGATCAGACGCTGTGCTTCACGATGTGTGGGTATCTCTACGAAATCACCGCGAGCGTTATTGCCAGGATGCACAACACGACCGCCAGGATAGACAAGACTACCATCAGCCAGTCGTAACGGTTCACTCTGACTGTCCGGCAAGCTCACTTATGTCCTCCAAACATGCGTAGTATCTGTGCACCCAAATCCCCAAGGCCAGGATTAGCCATGTCAGGCGGTGCAATACGAGGACGCGCTGGTAGGTTAATGTCAGGCACGCCAACCTGACCACCTACACGGCCAGTATCCATCCCACCAGGACCAATAGCAGCACGTGCAGCATCCACATCAGTTATGCCAGGAGGAAGTCCAGGACCACGCACGTCACCAGGATTAACGAATGGACGCACACCACCCAAGTCCACTTCACTACTGCCCGGTGGTGCAATGGCGCGTTGCATTGCAGTTTCCATATCAGTAGGAGCAGGAGCACCCGGTTGACCCTCAGGTGCAGGCAATCCACCTACCTGCGGCACTGGTCCTTCAATTGCACCTGGGTTCACAGTCGGTGTTGGTAGTCTAGACTGTGCACCACCACCAGGAGCCGCTATCCCAGGCAAGTCTACATTGATGCTACGACCTGTAGGGTCCATTGGGCGATTACCCATGAACTCTGCATCAGGCGCACCACCGCCTCTACTATTGAGGTAGCGATTCAATCCATACGCTGCTGCACCACCACCAGCACCCATACCAAATGGCAGGATCAGATCACTAATGTTCGCAGGAGGTGCACTCGTTGTCGGAGCACCACTGCTGGTATCGCGTCGATCCATTGGTGCAGTGGGACCGCGTGACTGTGGTCGAGCAGGTGCCTTCCTACCACCACCCTCAATCTTACCCGCTACGTTACCACCTCCACCAACGCCAGGATCACCAGCACTGGCTATTGGTTCCATGTTACGCAATCCAGCTACAGGATCAGGTCCTGCTTCATTACTATTGCGTGCATTCTCCATCACAGCACGACGCACATTCGCTGCATTGAGAGGAACGCCCTTAGCCTTCAACTGATTGAGTATCAGTGTAGTCGGTGACAGATCAGGACTGCCTTGTATCGATCGCGTAGGATCATACGGCATCAGTAACCGCCTCCTTTACTGCCACCAAGTATTGCATGTGCAATAGATGCAGCCATCATTGCATGTGCAGGATGCACACCCTGGGCGGGCGGGTGGGGAGGCTGAGGCGCGACAGCGCCACCATGGGGCAATCTGGCATCCATCGCCTGATCTTGTGGACTGCCCTGTGCAATGCCTTTAGCCTTATCACTGGCCAAGTCAGCAGGGGTTTCATTCGGGTCTGGTCTACCAGTAGCAGGACGCTTTACTGGTGGCTTCTTACCTACATTACCACCCATGGCTGACTTAACTTCGGGACCATAATCTGTGCGTGCCATCAGAACTTCACCTTGCCACCGCCGCCATTACCACTAACATCGCGTGGATACGATGCAGGTGCAGTGAGACGAGAGACCATACCCTCTAGTGCAAGCACATCAGCAGCAGTCGAGCTACGATTGATGGCTGTCGTCTCGATTTGGCGAAGAGACCTGTATGCATCACCTGTAGTGCCCTGCACTTGCTTGTAGGTCACATTACCTACTGCACCAGGAGCAGCGCCAAGCACCTGCAAGAATAGGGCCTTGAGCATCTTCTTCGCCAAGCCTGATTTACGGAATATCTTGGCCATGCGATCATCGTCTTGGGTCTGACCATTGGATAGAACCTGACCACCTGTCGCACCTGCACCAAGCTGCGGCTGGCCCAAACCCAAGGTCGTAGTCCATCCGGTGAATGAAATTGCGCCGTTTCGGGCAATACCGGTCCTAAGATCAGTGCCATACACAGCCATGCTGACTCTCCATCTGATGCGGGGAGCCTAGAGCTAGACACGGAACTTCCACAAATGCAAGTGATTTGGCCCTTGCACAACTGAGAATTTGCGCCTATGGACGCAATCGTTCGAAACCCAAGCCCGAGGAGCAAAAATGCCGCTTGCAATGATTACTTGGCTTGAAGTGCCAACAACGCCTCAGCCTCCACTTGGTATTTGGGGTCCTACTGACCCACGCCCAGGTTGGGGACTACCAACGCCTCAGCCTCCGCTTGGCATCTGGGGACCAACTGATCCGCGTCCTGGTTGGGGACTTCCTGGTAGTCAGCCTCGTCCAGACAATACATTGCCTGGTAATCAGCCGTATCCAGATCATGGTTTGCCTGGCAATCAGCCGTATCCTGATCAGGGACTACCGGGTGCACAGCCGCGACCGGATCATGGCTTGCCGCCGTTCGCAACCAACCTGCCAGTCATTCCGCCGCAGCAGCCGTTGCCTGATCCTGATGATCCGAACAAGGCATACCTCGTAGCATACATGCCGAAGAGTGACGGCAGCGGATACGAGCGCATCACGTTCACCATTGATCTGACACAGAGGCCATCGAAGCCACCGCCGACTGAGGCAACACCGAAGCCTGCTGATCCAGCACAGGGACAGCAGAGAAGCAAGCCTATTTAGTAACTAAGGGGGCCTACCAACTACAGCCATTCGACACACTCTGTAATAAATAGGCCCCCCATTACTATAATACCATATAAGGGACGCAAGTTGTTGGCTAGCGATGTGTGTAGCGTCCAAGGTGCGCCATG